GGCAGTAATTGTACTAGATGACCAAGTAGTGTCTGCAAAATCCGTTATGGCAGTTGTGCCATCAAGAGAAGGATTTACACGGGTTAAAGTATTTCCTTTAGCCGTGTAATTAGTCCCACTAACTTCATTACTTGTAGTATATGCTGTAGTAGAAGCACCTAAACTAGCACTTGATGTGTACAACGCTATTTTAAAGGTGTTCCCACCACTATTTAAAAAATTGTGTTTAGCTTCAAGTAACTCTTGCTTAAAACTTGAACACATTGCTTGTGATATTGCCATCTATATATCCTCTATGTTTTTAGCTATGTCCAGATGCCCTTGTTTTTCCAAGATTACTTTTATGGTTGCCCGTTCACTTTGAGCTACTTTATGAAAGTAATCTATTAACAATGCTTTTATCTGCGCTCTATATGCAACTGCTTGTTCACGTAATGGCATCGGTGTATCCGCAGAAATAGAAACAATACGTTTAACGGCTAATTCTGCCCATTCTTCAGCGTTCATACCTCTATCAGTTGTTGTAACAACAGTAGGGCTTCCAACATTTGATTCTATATTTACACTAAACAACAGCCCTTCTCCCTTGCCCTGCTCTATAAGTATCATTACGATTCTTATATTCAGCCAACTCTTTTAGTGTAATTAATGCAGTATCATACCGTTTTTGATACTCAGCCATTACGTCTGGCTCACCTTTCATAAACGTATAGGCTTCAAGAATACCCCCATACAAAAGCACGGAACTATAGTTATCCCCAATCCATGTTGTTCCACTGGATACAGTAGTGATGGATTCTGGATAATAGTAATAATGAAGCTCCATCGTATAACCGGAGTCTGGTGTTGGCCCCACTATTAAAGTTGTGTCATCAAAAAGCGCATAATACTGCGGAAGCCCTTTATTAGACCCTGCCGCAGGATAAGCCTCCCGTATAAAATTGACATCTTTATTAAGTAGATAGCTGTAATTGCTACTACCATCCAATACTGCCAATGAAAACGTATCTAACCAATCAGTAGGCAATGTCAGATATTGATTATCTGTAGTTAAAGAACCTGTGACATTCTTACGTAAATAAGCTATCTGGACTGTATTATAGATACGCTGTTCTGCTTGTGTGATAAACACATCAATATCAGTTGAACTAAACTCATTCTCTACATAAGACTGAATAGCTGTTTTTAAACTTGAATAATTCATATTAATTAATCTGAATTTTTACTAAATCCCGTACCTTTGGTTGCAGCACCTTTGCCTTTCATCTGCTGTGTTTGTGTATTAGGTATGTTATTGGGATACCCACACATATTTGGTACAGGTACAGGTTTAGGTTGATTTGTGTCTACTTTAGGTTTTTTCATTGTTTACTCCTATGAAATAGTGACCGTAACTGACCCGATTTCTCCGGTTGCTTTTAGATCATTGGGTGTTAACCCATCATTATCATTAAATCCTACTGGATACCAACCCCATTGAAACACCCTGCTACCAACACTATTAGCAGTTTGTTCATAAGAATTATCGGGTCTTGGGTTCCTAATTGCTTGTGGGTCATTAACTGGATATAACCCCACAAAATTTTGAGGTTGATCCGGTTCCCAACAAGTAGGGCATACTAAGATATTAGTTTTATGCGCTCTAATATAAATCTCTTTGAGTCGCTTTAATTTGTATTGGAACCCGCAACGATCACAATCTGCAATGGCGTGTTTGGCTGATGCAAATTTCTGAGCCATATTAATTCACATAATATATTTGTGGTGTGATTAATAGGGAGGACTTATCCCTGTCTTCATCAGAAGCAAGTAACCAAGCCTCATCATACATTTGCTTAAGAACAGGAACCCGTTGCTCCGATCCCGGTATCTTCATTGACAAATGGTAAGCTAAACCCGCTACCATCGCTGGAAGAAACCTGAACGGTATATCCATTGTATTAAACCCATCACCTGCATCTAGTATTCTAGCTAACCGCCAATAAACTAATGTGTAGGTGTCTGCACTATCTGGCACAGGCCATAGAGTCACAGTAGGATACTGCACTCCTCCCGACTCTGTAGCCCCGCTTTTACGGTCTATGTATATCTGGGTAGGTCTACCTGTTGTAGTCTTATTAGGAATTGCCGAATAGCTTGATACAGTTACCCTAGATAAGGCCAGATCAGATTGTGTTGTGCCTGATCCTGTACGGATAACGTGTTCCATTAAATCAACCGTATCGACAGCAAGATTATACGTAGCTGTACCAGAAGTTAGCGTCTGTGTACCTTCTTCTACTGTCCACAGATTAATCCCACGATTTGCCCATTCTGCAAACAGTAGGTTTAACGAGCGTCTAGCTGTTTTTAGATCATACCCAGATCGTAGTTCAGATCCTGCTCGTTCAAATGCCTCCTCTACAACCTCATTTAAATCGAGATTGAAGGTCGCTGTTGATGAAGTAGCCATAATTCATCCTTATGCTATCGCATTTTAGCTGGACGTACACCACGTTGCGCTTTCCCTGCACCCCTTGCTTTAACAAGCCCACCTTTCTTCATACCCGTCTTTTTGACCATTCCACCACCACGCATACCCGTCTTTTTGACCATTCCACCTTTCTTCATACCCGTCTTTTTGACCATTCCGCCACCGCGCAATCCTACACCAGCTATAGATTTTCTACCCTCTGCTAACTCTTTTCTTCTGGCTTCTCTTTCGTCTGCTAACGTCTGGGCGCGTTTGCTTAACGCACTTGTAGCTTGTTTCGCTGTTCTTTTAAGCCTATCTACAAGAGATGTTTCTGTCTTTGGTTTTCTTTTTGGTGTCCTATCTACTTTACCACCCATTACAGGTTGAGTAGATGTATCGCCTGACCTTGGGCCTCGTGGAATGCTTCCACCCATTACAGGTTGGTTAGCCATCCGCTTTCTCATAGCAGCGTCTTCTTTAGCCCTAAGACTCGCTCTCTGCGCTGCACGAAGGTTACCGCTAGCACTCTGGTTTCTTGATGTCCTATCTACTTTACCAGCTAATACAGGTTGGCCAGCCATCCGCTTTTCCATAGCCTCTTTTTCTTTCTTCTTAAGACTCGCTCTCTGTGCTGCACGAAGGTTACCGCTAGCACTCTGATTTCTTGATGTCCTATCTACTTTACCAGCTAATACAGGTTGGCCAGCCATCCGCTTTCTCATAGCAGCGTCTTCTTTAGCCCTAAGACTCGCTCTCTGCGCTGCACGAAGGTTACCGCTAGCACTCTGGTTTCTTGATGTCGTAGTCGTAGTCTTATTCCTATTAGCATCTCTTTGCTTTCTTTCCTCGGCGGATAACAATTTCCGTGTATTTCTTTGGCTACCTCTATCTACCCTAGACTTACTACCTGTATTAACAGTAGGTCGTTTACCAGTTGGACGTTTACCAGTTGGATCAGCCTTCCAAGCCTTCATATACTCGCTTTGGGTCATACCAGTATTGCCAAGTTGATCTTTAGTAACATTAGCCATGCGTTTACCGTTGTGCATGATTGTCTTATTAGACCCAACGCCAAACTTGCTTCTCTTAGGAGTGGTAACTTTCTTTGTTGTTCCTCCGTTTGTTTTTGTTTTTGTTTTTGTTACAGAAGTGCCTGTATCATCCTTATGCGCTTGTCTAAGCCTTGCAATACGTCTTCTCTTCTGTGGAGGACTTAATGATGGATTATTATTTACCGCAGCTATACGTTCTTCTAATATTGTCATTATCTAACTCCTACGCATGAAACGCAGTCATGTTTGTAAAAGTAGCAACCGTGTATTGAATATATACACCATCACTAAACACTACACCTTCATCAGGCACAGTCACATCTCTTGATACTGTAGCTGAAGCAACCGTACCAAGTTTCATAAATGATGACCCTGCTGGGGAAGTAGTTGTAAAACTAAGGGTTCCTGCTGTTGCTGAGTTAACAGTAAACACGCCTTTAAGACGAGAACGTCCTGCAAAAATAACATCCCCTGCTGAAGCGTTTACTCCTGCGGAAACATTACCTGCTGGATCGCCAACTGCTGAGATACCGGATACTGTTTTAAAGTATTTAGCCCCAGTAGCTGTTCCTGCATTTGCGCCTGTAATAGATTCTGTTTGGGCATCCCCATTTACATCGGTTCCAGTTACAGTAAACGATATACCAGAATCATCACCAGCAGAAAGGATAGTAACTATTCTACCTGCATCAAAAGCGCAAGCGCCGCCAGAAGCTAACGCCCCACCTATTACAAGTGCCGCATCATCTCCAACCGCCGCCGCAACTGATATTCCATCTGCGTCTAAGGCTTGTGTGTCAGCAGTAATAAATACCGCCTTTACGTCTGACGCTGCCATAATCTACCTCCCTATTTTGCTTTAATAAGCCCTTGTAAAACATAAGACTTATATTTGGCGCTGCCTATAGGAGGCAATTCTTTCTTGTACCTATCTTCTATTTTAGGCGCAGAAGAACCGCTCTTCTTAGTAGTAGCTTTAGGTTTTGCTTTACTCGTAGCCATACGTTACTCCCTACGGTAATTCATCATATTCAGTCATACCGTCTGTAGTTCGTTGCGCTGCTACCATAATGTAATCACACCACGCTGCATCAGCAGTCGTTGTTCCAGATATTGCACAAAACCACGGAGTTAAAGCAGAAGTAGGTATATTGGCAGTCGTAGTTACTTTCTTGACACGATCAACATAAAATTCAACCGTTCCTGTTCCTGTAACTACAAAACCAAGTCTTCGCGTATTAGTAATAGCCGAACCACTTTCAGCACCATCAGCAAAATCTACACCTGTGTCAGTTTTAGTTTCAGTTCCACCACTGTCACAGTTTGCGTAAATATCGGCTGCGCCTTCTACCAACAAAAATCCAATCTGGTTAGCTGCTGCAAAAGGGACACCTGTGGCAAACGTACCGTTCTCAGCCAAACCAACAAACATATCCATGTCATCAGCATCAGCTACTGCTACAGTTGCTTCAAAGAAAATTTTCTTACTGGCTTCTGCCATGAAAATTTCATTACCCTGAATAGCGCCACCAGAGTTATCGGTAGATCCATCGCCAAGAGATTTAGCCCAACCACCTACATGGTCTGCTAAAAGGGTTAGCGTACCGGAATTCAGGACAGATTTAGTCCAATCATCCGTATCATCAATGTCTATACCCGCAAAATCATCCCATTTGATGACATAATCAGGGTTTGCTTGAATAGGTAAATTTTTGAAAAAAGTTCCATAACCAAGTGAATCACTACCTGACCCACTGTACATTATCGGCCCGCCAAATCGAGTAGTTCCCATCGGAATTACCTCCTTACCAAAGGTTTCGCCCTAGAGTCTTGGTAAGCGTCTGCTGGGACAGTCGCTAGGGCTAAATTTTCCCAGATTAAAGCAAGAGGGGTACTAAGTACCCCCTTACTATATTTCTATTAGGATGATCCGGGGCTACCGAATACTCCTAATGGGTCGGATACACCAAATGAATACCTTTCACGAGCTTTATATCGTGCATTTCCGGTATCAAAGTCTCCATCCATGCTGGTACTCATCGGAGTACGAACAAAATGTTTTAGACCATTTGGAATGTCTGTGGTAATAAACCAAGCATTAGTATCCGTTAGGAAGTTATTCACAGAGTAACCCTGTGGAATAACGCCCATAGACCTAGCCGCATTGATATCATTATCCGCAGTACCAACCCTGTTCTCTGATTTCAACAACCGAGTTGCAACAAATTGCAAATCAGCAGGAAGAACCAGTTTTTGAGGTTTAGCTGCGATTAACAACCCGCGCTCATCCGTCCAATTAGAAATCTGGATAACCGCCGCTTCCAAAGAAGTTTCATTTAAGTCGGAGGCAGTTGAAGGACGATTGGAGTTAGTCCCACCAGATACAAGAGGATGAGAGGTACTACAGAGTACAACCCCATCACCATAAGTGTAATCAGAATCAAACGCATTGTTTAATATGTTCGCTCCTTTTACTTGTTTGGTGTAGGCCATCGCCCTAGCCAATGCCTTAGTATACCGAGCAGATAAAGAATCATAGAGGTTATCCTCCATTGCTTCTTCAGTGATCGAAAATCCCATCGCAATGGTTTCGTGGTTGTATCTTGCAGCCCACGCTTCCTGTGCATTGTCATAGGAAATTGCTGATCCTTCGTTCTTCACCGGAGCGGCTCCAAAACCAGACAGCTTTGCTTCCTCTTCAAACGCACGTTCAGAAGTTTCCTGCTCGAAGATTTCTTTGTGTTCCTCACCGTAGCGATTATACTCAAGTCCAAAAAGAGCATTAAGACCCGGAAGGAGTTCTTTTAATAATTGCGCTCTACTTATAGCCATTATCTAGTCTCCTATATTCCGACTGGGTTAGTATATGAATGTCCACCAGCAGAAGCGTTAAACTTGACAATAACGTCAGTATAACTGTCACCTACGGATGATTCTGGCGAATCAACAAAATCAACAACCCTAAAAGCAATTCCTGTAGTCGTAGCGACTGTTGCATCTAAAGCCGTTGTAGAATTACCTGTAGTTGTTGATCCTGTACTGGTTGACTGCACCGCAGCTAATGGAGCGTTAGCCCCTAATGTAGCTTGCGCCATAGTAGCATCTGCTTGCACTTGGTAAAGCGCATCTGGAT